CAGGGCATCCCTGTAGGAGTGATTGACAATGTCGACGACGGAATTGCGTTCTTGGAAGCCGCGCTCTTATCAAGAGCAAGCGGTGCGCTTAGGAGTCTCGCAGGCGTGCGCTGGGTTTCTTTTACGACCCGGCATGGGCAAGACTACTATCAGCTATGCGATAATCAAGATATTGAAGAGCAAGGGCTTGATCAAGCGCACGCTGGTGATAGCCCCGCTGCGAGTGGTGTACAACGTCTGGCCCAAGCAGAAGAATGATTGGGCCGAGTTTGCTGACCTACGCGTCAAGGTGCTGCACGGTAAGCATCGGCTAGACAACCTGCACGACCTTGACGCCGACATCTACTGCATAAACCCCGAGGGGCTGGAGTGGCTTGACACACCAGAGAACCTTGCTTGGATGCGCCAGCACTTTGATGTGCTCATTATTGATGAGTCCACCAAGTTCAAGAACACGGGCACGCAACGGTTCAAGCGGGTGCGCAAGTTCATCCAACACTTCAAGCGCCGGTATATCCTCACTGGTACGTTCACCCCCAATGGATTGATGGACCTGTTTGGGCAGGTCTACCTGCTAGACGAGGGCGCTGCGCTGGGGCGCTTTATCACCCACTACAAGACCAAATACTTCTACCCCACTGACTACATGGGCTACAATCTAGCCCCGCACGCGTGGGCGATGGAAGAGATTGCCAGCAAAATAGAGCCCCTTACCCTGGTGCTTGACCGCGAGGGCAATCTTGATATGCCAGAGCTCATCTTTAACGATGTGCTGGTTGACCTACCCCCCACCGCCCGCAAGCAGTACGACCAGATGGAGGCCCACATGCTTGCCACTCTAGACGCAGAGCTGGTGGTGGCTGCCAATGCGGCTGTCGCTACAAGCAAGTGCAGGCAGATAGCCAATGGGTGCCTGTTCACCAACGCGGGCGACGGCACCTGGACTGACCTGCACGACGCTAAGGTAGACGCACTCAAAGACTTGGTTGAGGAGCTCAGCGGGGAGAGTGTGCTGGTGGTGTACGAGTTCAAGCCAGACCTAGACAAGCTGCGCAAAGCTTTCCCCAACGCGGTGCTGCTCACTGGGGGCAATGCCGCGCAGGATGCCAAACACATCGGCCTGTTTGCGGGCGGATTTGTGCAGATGGGGCTGGGGCAGTTCACTAGCATCAGCCTTGGCATTGACGGCTTGCAGAACAAGTGCCGCAACGTAATCATGTTCGGGCTTACGTGGAACTTGCAAGACTACAGCCAAACCATCGACCGTATCTGGCGTCAAGGCCAGCAAGCCGACACGGTGATTGTACATCGTATCATTGCCAAAGAAACTGTGGACGAGCGTGTGCTCCGTGTACTCAACAACAAGGACGCAACGCAGAGCAACTTCCTTACCCTATTGAAGAGCATGAAACGCCAATAGGCTGTGGCTATTGAGAAACATTCTCAATTGGAAAATACAATTTGCCTGTGAAACTCAAACAGGCATAATTAACTCTCAACGGTACTAGTTTGCGATGAACGTCTTTTATCTCGACAGAGATCCAGAAGCTGCTGCTAAGATTATGCACGACAAGCATGTCGTGAAGATGATTCTAGAAAGCGCTCAAATTCTCAGTACAGTGTGTCATCGCCACGGCCTGTGGCAAGAGAATATGTACAAGCCCACGCATCCACGGCACCCCAGCGTGCTGTGGGCGGGAGATGGGCTGTACAACTTCACGTGGCTGGTGACGCACGCCCGCGCTTTGGCGGCTGAGTACGCTTACCGCTACAGCGGTAAGGAGCATCGCAGCTTAGAAATCATCTATCGTGCTGCGGCAGCAGGCAGGGGAGCTGGAATGCCCCTCCTGTGGACTGAGCCACCGCAGGCTATGCCAGACGAGTTCAAAATTGCCGGTGACAGCGTTGCTGCTTACCGAGCATACTACCTGGGGCGGAAGGTAGAGCAAAGTAGTTGGACACGCCGCCCCGTGCCAACGTTCGTTTTAGAAGGAAAAGCCAACATGGCTAAGAAGAAGCAAGTGGAGTCCGTTGAGACTTCTACCTCCGCAGCGGCAGACGCACCGGCTGCACCCAAGAACGCACCGGGTGCTCCCGTGGGCGCTCGTGGCCCCAAGGGCGTGGCGCTGGACGCCATTATCAGCCTCAAGGTTGAGGGCAACCCCAAGCGTCCGGGCAGCAAGGCGCACGACGCATTTGCGCAGTACGTGGACGGGATGACGGTGCAGCAGTTCCTTGACGCCGTAGGCCAAGCCGCCACCCCCAACCTCGTGTACGATGCCGCGCACGGCTTTATCGCCATTGAGGGGTACGACCCCAAGCTGGTGTTGAAGAAGGAGCGTGCCCCCAAGGCAGAAAAGGCTCCTAAGGAGCCCAAGGCCCCCCGTGGTAAGAAGGCCAAGGCCGCCACCGCTGAGGCAGCCCCTGCCTCCGTTGACGACGTAGCGGTTGAAGAGACCATCGACTGATGGCCATGGACGTCCTTATTCCAACATACGGGCGTCCACAACAAGACAGGCAGCATACCCTCCGTGCTCTTAGAGCCGAGGGCGTGCTGCCTGTTCTAGTTGTGCAGCACCGTGAGCACACTCAGTACGCGTGGTACGACGGGCCCGTGCACGTGCTGCCGCCGCACATCCAAACCGTAGCCCCCACACGGGACTACTTGATACACAGCGATATTTGGAAGGAGCGCTTTGTTGTCATGCTTGATGATGACCTGCACTTCTTTGCCCGCCGCGTGGACGAACCCACCAAGTTCCGCGCCCTGGCACCGTTTGAACTGCGCCGCATGCTAGATCAGATTGAGGGCAGGCTAGACCTCTACCCCCACGTGGGCATCGCTCCACGGGAGGGTGGCAACCGTAATACGGAACAAGTGATGCTCAACACGCGCATCATGCGCGTGCTGGGGTATGACAGGCACTACCTCCGCACCCACAACATCACGTTTGCCCCCATGCCCGTGATGGAAGACTTCCACGTTAGCTTGCAGATTCTTAAATCTGGCAAGGACACGCTGGTGCTCAACAACTGGTGCAACAACCAAGCCGAGGGTAGTGACGCCCCCGGTGGCTGCTCTAGCTACCGCACCATGGCGCTCCAGGCCGAGGCAGCGCATCTGCTTGCTGCGCTGCACAAGCCCTACGTCAGTGTAGTGGAGAAAGAAACCAAGACCGCTTGGGGTGGTGGCACCCGTACCGATGTAGTGGTGTACTGGAAGAAAGCGAGACAGCATGCTGCATCTAACGCATGAACTTGCCTACTGGATAAACGAGCGCCACCGCATCAAGCTCGCCAAGGAGGCAAAGGACACTCCACCGTGGAGCAAGGACCCCGTATTCAACACTGTGCGGTTCTGCAACGTACACCGGGAAGACGATAAGGTAACCCGTTGGATCCGCAAGTATTGGAACCGTGGTACCGACCCCGCTTGGCGGTTTGTGGTGGGCCGCATGATCAACCTGCCTGAGAGCCTTGAGCAGTTGCTATACTGTGACTTCCCCTGGCAGATGAAAGATGTGCTGAAAAAGCGCGTTGCCCAGGGACACAAGGTGTTCACCAGTGCGTACACCATCAGTACGTGTGGGCGCAGCATGGATAAGCTGGACTATGTATTTGATCATGTTGTGGGCGGCACCCCTGCAGAACTTAACTACAGTGGGCTGTCCTACGCTGCCGCTAGCTTGGAAGTTGTAGATGGGCTGGGCAGTTTTCTAGCAGGGCAAGTGGTTGCTGACATGAAGAATACTCACGGCCACCCCCTGCACGACGCACCTGATTGGTGGACATGGTCAGCGCCTGGGCCGGGTAGCCTGCGGGGGTTGAGCTGGTACTTCAATAAGGAGGCAATGCTGAACAATATTCAATCAATAACTCCTAGAGAATACAGGCACGCTCTGCGTGCTTGCAGGCATGAGGTTGACCCACTTGTGCGGCCAGAGGTGCCACGCATTAGTGACCAAGACTTCCAAAACTGCTTGTGCGAGTTCAGCAAGTGGTGCAAGGTCAAGTACATGAACGGACATGTGAGGAACAGATATGATCCACTCCATAACTGAAAACAATGTGAACGATGCGTTTGACTCCGCGTGGCATTACCTGAGCGTTGCTGGCGTGGAGGAGCCCAGCCGTAACGGACCCGTTATGGTTGCCCCCACCCCGGTGGTGACTACCTACCTGCGCCCCATGGAGCGGGTGTTGTTCAGCCCCCGGCGCGACGCCAACCACGTATTCCACTTGATGGAATCTATTTGGATGCTGGCTGGGCTTAGTGACGTAGAGTGGCTCAGCCAATTCAGCAGCAACATCAGCACCTACGCGGAGCCTGACGGCTACATCCACGGGGCGTATGGAGCACGCTGGCGCAACTGGTTTAATGACGGCATGTACGACCAACTGCCCGCCATCATCAACATGCTGCGCACCAACCCGCAGAGCAGACAAGCCGTGTTGCAGATGTGGGACCCCACCGCGGACCTGGAAGGCGCGTGGCGGGACAGACCCTGTAACACCGCTATCTACTTTGACTGCCGTGGCGGCAAGTTGAACATGACGGTGACCTGCCGCAGCAACGACATTTTGTGGGGCTGCTACGGAGCCAACGCCGTGCACATGAGCGTGTTGCAGGAGGTAATTGCTCACGCCGTGGGGGTGCCCGTGGGAGTGTACCGGCAGTTCAGCAACAACTGGCACGCCTACACAGACAACGACAAGGTTAAGGACTTCCTGCGCTATCCGCCCGTGGGAGGCTTTGACTACTACGCGGCAGGCAGTGCAGTGGCGCTCCCACTCATCTCTGGCAAGGAAACGTGGCAGCACTTCCTCGATGACTGTGAGCGGATTGTTAACGGGTTCCGCGCCATGGACACGGTTTTCATGGATAGGGTGGCTGCGCCCTTGCGTGATGCGTACCTGGCCCGTAAGACTGGCGAAAGTTACGACATCAGCAACGTGCCAGAGTGTGATTGGAAGTTGGGTTTTCAACAGTGGTGTGAAAGGAGAGAGATCAAGTGAGCGCAAATGAGAAGCAAGTGGGCGGAGACCATTACCGCACGCATGGGCAGAAGCTCCAGCATTGGGACTTGGCCGTCATGTACCAGTGGGACCCCTTCCAGTATCAAGTCACCAAGTACCTTATGCGCTGGAAGCACAAGCACGCCACGTATGAAAGGCGACTTGAGGACTTGAAGAAGGCTGCGCACTTTCTGCAAAAGTACATCGAAGTTGCCGAGCAGTACGACGCGCCCCAGCCTGTAGAGAGCAAGGAACTGGGCACGGTGCCCGTACCCATCCGCCAGCAGGCTGCTGAGATCCTTAGCAATGACGACTGGCAGTGCGAGGGCTACTACGGCGACCTCACCCAGCACTACCGTTGCAGGCACTGCGGCACTATGGTACGGGCTGCGACGCTAGAGGACGCCCACCAAGCCCACGGCGCGTGCCCTACTGGGCAGGGCTACGTTAACCAAGGCGACTAGCGTCGTACGGGCTAGGGGTTTACCCTACTGTGCTTAGATACCAGCCCCTGCCACAATGGGGGCACCCCAACAACCAACCGGGTGTTAGATGAAGACATATCAGGTGTACTACATGCGGCGGCACATCCCCCCTGAGGGGAGCGTGCACGTTGTAGCAGAACGCATGGGCACGGTGCAGGGTGCCTCCCGCCGCGATGCCCTAGCAGCCGCCAAGGGGCTATTGCCAGCTCTCAAAAATCACGTTGCAGTGGAGATGATAGATGATAGATTTCAACCCGTTCCGCAAGCCAAGCCCGTTGCGTATCGCAGCCGCCGCGTTGGAGGAGGCCGAGCGTAACCGGCTGACAGCCGTAGAGCAGCGAGAGTACTATTCCGCAATGGAAGAAATGCTCATTCGCCGCATTGCTCGCCTGCGCCGCGAGGTAGTGCAACTCACACAGGAGGCCGAGAATGTCAAAAAAGATTCTAGTGGTGGGTGACAGCATGCTGGACGTGCGCATTGACTGCGAGGTCACGCGCATAAGCCCAGAGGCACCCATCCCCATTTACGACGTAGACCACGAACAGTGCTACGCCGGAGGCGCTGCCAACGTAGCCTTGAACATCAAGGCTATGGGTGGAGACGTTAAGCTGCTCACCGCCGTGGGGCAGGATGTGGCTGGAACATCGCTGCTAGATATTCTCACTAGCAGCGACCTGCTGTACCAAGCCTGCCCGGTGGAGCGCACCACCACCAAGACGCGCCTGTTTGTCAACAGTGTGGTGCGTGCCCGCATTGACGAGGACCACATACTCAGCGAGCCAGAGGCTGAGCGCATGAACGACGCGCTCAACGATCTGTTTGACGAGTACGGTGTGGTCGTATTTAGTGACTATGGTAAGGGCGCTCTGCGGCATGTAGACGCAATGCTTGACGCGTGTGCCTACGGGCGCATCACATTGGTAGACCCCAAGGGCTCCAACTGGGGTAGGTATGAAAATGCCACCTACGTCAAGGCCAATGCGGCTGAGGTGGAGGCGGTGGGTATGTCACAGTACAGAATACCAGCGGAGCATAACTTCGCCAATTTGATAAAAACAGCGAGCGGCGCTGGGTCAGAAATCATTGGCTGCGTCTCGTGGACCGATACACGCCATGTTCCGCCCCTGCCCGTGCAGTGTGTTGACCCCACTGGTGCCGGCGATAGCTATTTGGCTGCTCTGGCGGTGGGTTTAGCAGAGGAACTACCGCTGTACGACGCCTGTTTGCGTGGTAGCGTGGCCGGTGCCCTTGCAACGCGCCACGTAGGCACGGCTGTGATTACTCGAGAGGAGATTGAAGAATGCTTGCCAAGATTGTTGAACAGCACAACTCAGCTGTAAGTGCTCTGCTGGAGCAGGAAAACACCATCAACGCGATGGCACAGGTGCTGATCGATTGTATTGCTCAGGGTGGCACCATCTACCTGTGTGGCAACGGTGGCAGCGCGGCGGATTGTCAACACATTGCGGCAGAATTGGTGGGCCGCTTTAAGCGGGAGCGGGGCGGCTACGCCGCCGTGGCGCTGACTACAGACACATCCATACTCACCGCTGTGGGCAATGACTACGGATTTGAGTCAGTGTTCTCCCGCCAAGTGGACGCGCTGGCCTGTGAGGGTGATGTGCTGCTGTGCTTCAGCACCAGTGGCAACAGCGCCAATGTGGTCAACGCAGCAGAGATTGCCGGGGCGCTGAGCGTGACTGTGCTAGCATTCACTGGGCGCAACGAGGGAGCGTTGGGGCGGGTTGCCGACCATGCCTTGTGCGTTGACAGCACAGACACCGCACGTATTCAGGAGTGTCATATTCTAGTGGGACATATTCTTTGCCAGATGATTGAGGAGGCCTTGCAGTGAATGCCCGTGTTTGGACTAATGGATGCTTTGACCTACTACATGCGGGGCATGTCATGTTCCTTGAACGTGCGGCCAAACTGGGCACGCTCACCGTATTCATGAACAGTGACGCAAGCGTCCGCGCTTTGAAGGGTACCCACCGCCCCATAGTACCCGAGGCCTACCGCCGCCGCGTGCTGGAAGCTCTCCGCTGCGTGGCGAACGTACACATATTCAACGGCCCTAACCCCGTTGAGTACTGGAGCACGCTGGGCACAATACCTGACATCTATGTAAAGGACAGTGAGTGCGACGTTGCTCACAGCGCCGAGGGGCAGTGGCTGCTCAGCAGGAACGTAGCAGTGACTGTACTGCCCCGCGTGCCAGACATTAGCACCACCATACTTGAGCGTCGCATCCGTGGCGGAGAATCGAGCAGCATTTCTTGACAGGGACGGAACCCTAATACGGGACGTTCCCTACTTGAATGACCCCACGCAAGTAGAACTACTGCCGGGGGTGGTACCTGCTCTACGCAATCTAATTGATTGTGGATACCTGCTAATCGTAGTCACCAATCAGAGCGGCATTGGCCGATGGCGGATAACCAAGGCGCAGTACACTGCGGTGCACCGCCGCATGTTGGACTTACTGGGGCAGCACGGCGTGTACATCACGGCTGCGTACTACTGCCCGCACACGCCAGACGCTGGCTGCACTTGCCGCAAGCCTGGAACCGCCATGTTTGAGCGCGCAGCCCGTGATTTTGACATTGACTTGGCCGAGAGCCTAATGTTTGGAGATAAAGAAAGTGACATGGTGCCCTGCGTTGGTAAGTGTATCCGTGTGCCAAAAGACGGCTCCTGGGCCGCGTGGTACCGCCCCCGCTACCCTAGCCCTACCCCACCTGCAAAAACGTAGCCACGGGGCTTCTGATAGGTCCCATGGGCATGTGCCAGCGGTGTGGGTGGCTGCATGAGCCTAGTAACGCCGGTTTGCGTGTACCTTGCCACTCACCCAGGCAGCGAACTTACCTCACAAGAGATTGCACTACGCTGGAGTGTAGACCCCAACAACGTCAACAAGACGCTCAAGTACGCGGAGGTTAAGGGGTGGGTTACTTGTACGAAGCGGCCTAACCCCACCCGCGCCACCAAGCAGATATTGTTCTACTCAGCAGGGCCCAGACTACTCAAAGAAATTGGCCGCTAGTACGACCACACCGTCGGCTGCGTGCGCAGATCCAGGTGGATAAACCGTCCCGCGCCTTTCTGCTGCACGCCGATGCCGGTAAAGCCCAAGTGCATCGCCAAGCGCAGCAGCTCATGTGCGTCAGCGCCCTGCACGCCAACGTCGCAGGCCAAACCGGTGGAGTGCATCCCAGGCTCGGCCTTGGCCTTCTCCACCGGATGGTCAGGGCAGCGGTAGCCGCTGGTGATGGTCATGGGGCGCTTGTAGACATCCCGCAGTGCCTGAAGCCGGCCCATGAACTCGGGCCGCATCTCCTGCTTGCCGCAGTGGCGGCAGCGGAACTCAGCCTCGGTGAAATTGGGGTAGTCTGACCAGTTCATTTGCGCATTGCCCCGGCAACGCTGGGGGCGATTTTCTCAACGCTGCGGCCGACGACATAGCCGCCAAGACCGAACTCGACAATGCTCCAGAGCTTGAGGTATTCAGCCTCGGAGAGATTTGGCGCAGCCCAGCCGAACCACCTCGCCACGATAAGGCCAGCGAAGGTCAGCATCACCACCGGGCGCCAGCTTGACGCCAGCCAGTTATCCGATGCAGCCTCTGCCTTGACGATGGAAGCCGCAGCCTGCTCCAGTTCGGTCTGCTTGGCCAGCAGGGCCAGCATCATCTCAGACTCAGCCTTGGCCTTCGCCTCGGGATCTGGGAACAGGTTACCTGCCACGCGTGACAGGATGGGCGCTAGGGCCGGGATGAGTGCTTGCAGCATGTTTACTTCCCGATCAGTTTGGTGCCGTATTGCAGCAGAGCGAACAGCGTGACGGCTAGGCCCCACACGCCGATGCCACGGTTGACCCACATCTCCAGGCGCCGGTCCAGCTTCTGCGTTTGGGTCTCATTGGCGGCCACGCGCTGCTCAACGCGCCCGATGCGCTCGCCCTGGTTGGAGAGCCTTTCCTCCACCAGCACAAGCCGGGTAACGGCCTCGGTGAGCTTGTCTACCTTGGACTCAAGGCGCTTGAAGTCATCGTCCGTCATAAAAGAGGGCTCCATCACTGTTCTTCGTCAGCATTGTACGTGGCAGCACCGCCCGCCGCAACCGCCCCACCCATGCTAAATAGTTGAGTGCGCTTGGCCTTCTTGGGGTCAACGGGTACTTCCCACCAAGAGTGGCCGTACTGGTCCTTAACCTGCTTACCACCGAGTGACTTGAGGTAGTTGGTCACTTCCTTCTTGTAGCGGTCGTAGATGCCTTGGTGCTCGGGGTACTCAAACTTATCCGTGCGTTTGACGAAACGGTCGACTATTTCTGGACTGATGCGGGAAGATCCGCTATACGTCCAAACAGAGGGGCTACGCGCCCAATCAGAATCACCCATAGGACGCCCACTAACGTCCACGGGCACTCTTTCCATGTACCACGCGCCGTCAGCGTCCATACGCACCATGCCGGTGAGTTCCCAATCGTTGGAAGTGCCTACGTTAGTGCCAGGGACTCGTAGGCCCTTCAGCGCGGAGTCCTTAGCCGTGCCGGGGACATATTCCATCTTACGCTCCCAGCCCTCCACCAGCGCCACGGTGTCAGCGTCCGCAAACCGGACCACTGAGGGGACGGGCTTGTACTGCTCAACCTCAAGCGCCCGCCGTGCAAATTCCTCAGCCTCTTTCCTGTGCGGGGCGGTAACAGCAGCTATCATTCTATCGTTGCGGTTGAATCCTTGCTCGACGTAGGAGTCCTCTACCTGCTTTACGTACTTGAGCGCAGACTTTGCTCGGTTGCGCAGACTTTCGTACTCAGGGTTAAGCTGCGGCGTGGCAGCACGGCTCAACTCTTCGCGGATCAAGCGGCGCTCCCAGTTCTTGAACATGGGGCGCTGCGCGGTGGCTGCCGCACCTTCCTCCAACTTAGCACCGTGCTCGCTGGCTAGAAGACTTAGTCTTCTACGGACATCTTTCAGCGACTCCTCCAGGGCTAAACTGAGACTAACATGCCTTATATTGGGTAGTCCAGCCCCAGGTCTAGTCTGTATCGTTGCAATGTGCCGTAGCAAATCACCTTCATTTTCAAGAGCCCCGAGGGAACCAATCTCAGCTACTGCATCCGTTGTCAGTTTGCTGGCAATCTCTTCCTCCAGTAGCATTAAAAAGTCCGGATTGGCTTGCAGCAACTTCTCTTGGTTTTGCAAGATGTCATTTGCCGCAGAGCTCGCCCATGCAATACTGTCCCTTCCACCAATCCGCCCAAGTATCGGCTCAATAACATTCTCCTGCGCCACTACGCTGTCAAAGGCGCTCTGCAAGCGTGTGCGATCTTCTTCTGACAGTTCTTTGCCTGCTTTCTGCACAAGGTCTGACTGAATCTCCACCACATGGGGGATGCCTACCTCATCCTCAAACGCCCTAATATGGCCGAAGTAGTTGGGATCACGGAAGTGATTGTTCGTTGCCGTAGGTGTGGGGCTGCGGTGGATAGTGGTACGTGCGTTCTGTGCGTTGGGCTGACTCATACCACCAGTCCAGTCCGCTGGCGTGGCATCTCTACCAATGCTTTGCAGCCCATAGTCGGCAAAATCATCAGTATCCTTGGGCGTAAGGCGGAAATCTTTGGTTTCCAACCCCACCTCGCGCACGAGGTCCTCAGCAGAGATACTGTCGCCCTCAGTACGGGCAAGCACGCGCTCCAGCACATCCTTCTCGGCCTTGGTGACCTCGGGGCGGCGCATTTGGTCGCGGATTTCGGACATGGGGATCATGGTCCGCTTACCCGGTAGGTTCTCCAGCGTGCGGAGGGTGTAGGGCTCGTCCTCCAGTACCTCGCGCAGTGAGCGCTCAGGGGCCATGCTGGCAGCCGGGGCGGCTACCTGCTTGGGTCCGTACAGCCCACCAGTCAACTCACTAATCGTCTTCAACGCTTCGGGCGGGCGGTCAAGCGCCATCATGCCTTCGCGCATCGGGAATATGTCCCTGCGCTCCTCGGGCGTGAGGTCCAGGCGGGTTTGCGTCAGGCGGGCGCGGGCCTCGCCCACGTTGCTCATGTACTGCTCGTATCTACCAGCCTCGGTTGGCTCGGCAATCCTGGCCTTTTGGTACGCTTCTCTAAGCCGAGCCTGTGCTGCGTCCACACGTTGCTTAAGTGGGTCTAGCGGCACATTTCTAATTATCCTAAGCGTGGCGTCCCGCAGCATTCCGTCTTGCGCAAATGTGCCTTCATTTTCGGGATTGTATTTCCCGGCAGCTCCAAAATTTTCAGCTATTCCGTAATAATTAGCCCTATCAACTACTTCATCAAGAGCTTGCTCGGGGGTCATGCCCGGAGTTTTATCCATTAGCCGACGAGCTTGAAGAGCTGTGGCATCCGCATCAAAGTTTATCTTATCACCCTCGAGCCGAAGGTTCCAGCTATCGCCCGCTTCTTTAATCGTATCTGGTGATATGCCGTAGTCTTTACCAGACGCATAGTCAATGGCGTGCTGCGTCTCGTGCGCAAACAAACTGCGCCCATACTCCTCACCGGGGCGGAGGTACTGTGCCCTCGCACTGATAGCCCCCATGCCGGGGGCGCTAGGGTCAAAGTGACCGGCTACACGCTTGCCCAAGTCAGCTTGCGTGACGAAGTCAACCTGCATCTCCGCCAGCTCGGGGATGCGCTGGAACAGCTCTGGGTGCTCAATTACATCGGCGTACTTCAAGCCTTTGATGGGCGCAGTCAAGCTATTGTTGGCGTTCTGTAGTGCGGCCTCTAGCTGCTCGTTTGTGCGCTGCTGCGCCAGCGTCAGCGCCTTGGGGGATGGGTCCTGCCCCGTCTGTACGCGGACAGTACGTGCTGCGTTGCCCATGCTGCCGCCACGGTCCAAAATATCGCGGACCTGCATGGCAACTTCAATATCACTGATGCGCTGCACAATCGGCTCCCGTGCGGCCTTGACAGCCTCGAGAGCCTTGAACTTCATCTTGTCGTCGCTAATTTCAACGGCCCAGGAGCCATCAAGGTCACGCACCAAGCCGGTCTGCACCAGTACGTCGTCAGGGGAGGTGCCCTTGGCCTCAAGTTCCTGCGCGATGCTGATTTTGGCCTTTTCCTGTGGGGTGAAGAATGTCTCTGGCAAAAACGTGCCACGCTGCCCACGCGCCATAGGAGAAGTGACCGCATTTGCAGCCATTGACTCCCCCAGGGCAACCCCCGCACTCTTCAACACCTTGGCTACGCCAGGGGCAACCTCACGGGCAGCAAACGCTCCAGGTGATGTCTGCGCCACGGCACCAAGGTACTCCAGCGCGGCGGTACCGTAGTCTCCCCGCTCAAAGGCACCGGCAGCACGCTCGGTGCTACGGTAGCCCTCTTCCATAAAGTAGGGCAGCGCGGGCAGCAGGGGTACGTCAATCAACCCAGCGCCGAGTGGCAGGTTGCTTTGCGGACCACCCAACACGGTCTGTGCTATGCGGCGTGCGCCAGCACGCTCTACGCCCAGCCCTTCTAGTGCTGACTGTGCACGGGCAGCGTCACGCTCCCGCGTGGTGGGGCGGTACTCACGCATCTCGGCCGGTGGGGCTGGACGCGTGGGCTGCGCACGCACCACACTCGGCGGAGTGGGTGCCATGGGCTGCATGTAGCTTGGACGCCACGGGGCGTCCAGCGGAGAGTCAGGGCGGCGAGGTACCTCGCCTGTTTCATAGCCTGGATCTAGTTGCTCGTCCATCACGGCCATTGCCAGCCCCTCAATCGTACTTCAATGCAGTCAAAAATCCCGCGCTTTGCGCAGCACTGAGCTTGTCCCGCAGGCCAGAGAAGTATTCGTCTTCAATGTCGGGTTCAGCTTCAGCAGAATAGATCTTGTCCAGTGTGGACATGGCACGGCGCATCGCCTGCTTGGCGGAGGTGCCATACCCATCCACAGCAAGTGGATACTCACCCGCACTGACCCACAAGTCACGCTCTACAATGGCGGTGCCGTCAGCATTCATGTCCGGCATGCGGCGCAGTTGCACCATCATTGGCTGAGCGTGCACCGCCACCCCACGGGTGATGCCGTACACGGGTGCGCCCGGCTCCTCAGCCTCGATTTTAACGTAGTACGCCATGCCCTCAGTGCGGTAAGTGGCAGTGTCCTTGGCAGACAAGGCGTCCAGCGCCCACTGCACGGGGTCATTGGTGGGCTGGGCGGTGCTCTGTACAGCCCAGCGACACTTGACCTTGAAGACGAAGACCTCTCCATCCGCGCTGATACAGCACTTAGCCATGGCCGTACCACGGAGCCCGCGCTGCATCAACAAGTCAGTCAACGTGCCCAATGTGTTGTCAAACAGCGGGGAGTCCTCCACCCAGCGGCTGATGCCGGTGTGGGTGAGGCTTTCCTGCACGGGGCCCAGCCATCCATCGCGGCCCATGTGGCGCAGCACCGTGGCCTGGAGCCCTTCCACGTAGTCTTGCAAAAGCAAATTGCCTTCCGGTGTGGGCATGCTGCGCACATGCGCCAGCATATCAGCAGCAGAGTAAGACTCGTAGCTGTCCACCTCCTCGCCCTTCAGCACGTAGCGGGCAGGCTTGGCGTACAGGTGCTTGATCAGCGCATCAACGGTTGTGAACTGCTCCGTAGCGGGTGTGAGGGTGGCGTAATCCTCAAACTTCATGGAGCACGGAGTGTTCCACACGGGGTAGCCCCGCTGCACTAGTTGACGCAGCTTGGGCTCAAACTTATCACACCCACAGTTGAAGATTAGGTCTGCCCAGCCGGTGTGGGCCACCCAGTTGTCAACTCGCTCAAAGCCACGGAAGCCATTGCCCACCTCAGTATCTGGGGCGTACCACTTCACGTTATGACCTGCCTGTGCAGCACGCAGCACAAGGCTCAAAGCCTTGGCGTCTTGGTCGAGCAGCAGCAGCTTCATTCAGTTTCCTCACCCATGAGGAATGGAGCACGCTCACGGCTGGGCTGGGCTGCTGCTCCCATGGTGACCATGCCCGGTACAGCGGGCGCAACAGGGGCGCGGGGTACTGTACCCCTAGGCTGCGCCATTAGGCGCTGGTAGCGCTCACCAGCGGCCATGCTGCGCACCGCTGGGCGGGCAGCGGCACCGGCAGCAAGCCCCGCCGCAATGCCGGGTTGACCACTGAAGATTGCTGCTGGAATACCCGCGCCCATGGCCCAGTCGCTAAGGACCATACCCTCCGGGGTGGTGAGTCCTTCAGTCCTCCGCATTACGCTGGGCATGGCGGCAGCGGCGTCAGCCACGCGGCGCATGTTGCCGGTGAGTGGCTCGCCCCGCTCCATGGCACGGCGCAGCGCCTGCGGGTCAACCTTGCCAGTGGTCAAGTTGGTAACGTCCTCAGCCACGTAAGTCTTAGCGTAGAGTTCCCGCGCACGGCGGAACCTATCCAACGCCCCTTGCCTATTAGTCTGGCTAAGGTGAGTCTCCAGCAGATCTTCCATCATGTTAGCCGCCTCCTTAAAGGCGTAGGCGGCGTCAATGCTCTCGCTGGGTGCGTCAGTGCGCTTGAGTGTGCGGGTAGCGGTGTCCCGCAGGTTTTTGGTGATGTCAACAACCTGCTCAGGAGTCAAGGTATTTATCCTGCCCATGGAGCCACGCAACCGCTCCAGCCCACCGCTGCGGTACATGTCTGGCATGGCAGCTTTGATGCTGCGGAAGCGTGCATCCAAGTCCTGCACCTTGGTAATCCAAGCAGGATCAGTGGCGCGCACGTTGATCACATCTGGGAGAGCACGCAGCTGATCGTACACCGCACCGGCTTGGTTACGCAGGCCGGTGATTGCTTGCTCGTCCAGCCGTCCGGTGGGGGACAGGCCGAGGTCCTGCCGCACGAGTTGGCTGGCCCGCTCCTCGTTGTACTGCACCAACCGCTTGACCAGTGGAGCCTGCTTGGCTACGGACTCAACTGCTACGTTCACCGCCCCACCACGCGACTCCGTGGGCAGAGCACGGAAGCCTGACCGCTGAGCAGCGGCAATAGCGTCTTGCTCTTGCGTCAACTGGGCAGGGCCCGTGGGGCGTCCAGGCTGAGCACGGAGAGCTTGCCGCCCACCGGCTAACGTCAATCCAATCTCGGGCGTGACCTTACCGATAGCCTCACCAGCTATGCGTCCCTGCTCGCCACCCACCACTTCTCCAACCGCGCCGCCAACCTTACCAGCAACATTAGCCGCAGCTTGGAAAGGAGCTGACGCCATGGCCGTGAATGCTTGCCCCGTTTGCGTACGGGGCTGATACGTCATGGCTTGCTGCACGCTCTCCACAGTCTCAGCCCCACGGGCCAGAGCTTGCTCGGTGGGTTTGCCGGTAGCAATGTCGTACGCGGTGCGGCCAAGGCCAGCCAGCCCCGCTACCGGAGTTGCCACCGCACCAGTGACCATGGTGGCCGGTGTTTCCAGCAGAGCACCGGCCAGAGCCTTTGCCGTACCCTTGACAACGTCCATGGGCGCAGGCATGGGTGCAATCTCCGACCGTAGCTGCCCCGTGGGGGCCGGTGCAGCGTCCCCACTGGCTTGCGCAGCACGGTAGCGTGCCCATTCTTCCCGTGGGGCGTAGATGCTTGGCTGGCGCACGCGGGGGCGCACGGGCTCCCAGCCCTCGACGCGAGCGTCCGGTACGGTCTCCCAGGTAGCTTCGGTAGCCATCACTGTACCTTTCTGCGCTGTTGCACCATACCATCGGGGCCAATGCGGTAGTCAAATTTATCAGGCTCGTACGTGCGGTTGGCCTTGCGGAGCGCGTCTCTGATTGCGCGAGTCTGGTCCGCTGCGGGAGCCGCCGCTGCTGTTGGTTCACCGGGTGGGGGTACGTCCACACCCAAGCGCCGCAACTCCTCACGCGTGGAGCGCGCATCAGCCATTGCACGGCTCCGTGCGGTGGGGTCAGTGGCTGTGTTCATGCGCTGGAGCGCAGCATCGTACTCTTGACGGAGAATGGTGGTCCGGTCTTGGTCCCTACCCGCTTGCGTGGCCGGAGGCACCGTGGTGCCCTCACTGCGCCTAGGGGGCGGTGAGATGCTGGTAATCAGTTGCTGCTTGGCCCCTTCCACACCACGCTGGCGGGCCTCAATCATGTCCTTAAACGGTTGCTTGAACGCCATCAACTGGCTGAGGTTGGTGTTGGGGTCCAGCATGCGCTCGGCAAGCTGCTTGTACGCTACCGGAGTGCCCGCAGCGCCCGTGGCACCGCTGGTGACGCGTGCCGCTTCATCAATGAACGCGGTGTACAGCGCATTCATGCCAGAGAAGGTGGGGTCACCAGCAATCTCAGTAGCGGCGCGGTTCCAGTACCTACGGACAAGCGGAGAGTCAGGTCCACCAATCTTCTTAAGTTCGGCCTCCATCTTGTCAAGAATGCCGAGCAGCTCTTTCTCACCTGCGGAAAGAATAACGTCCTGCGTGGTGATGCGCTTCAGTGCCTCCTGTCCAGCCCGAGCCATGGACGCTTGCACGCCTGCGGAGGTGGGTGTTTCCCCACGGGAGGCCATGTCCTGCACAAAGTTGCGTAGGAACAGCACACGGTCCTGCCGTGCGGCTGCGCCAGTGCCGAAGCTAGGTACTGGAATCTGTCGACCATAGACTCGAGAAAACTCAGCCAGCTTGGCGTTCTCGTCAGGTGTGAGGTCCGGTACATCACCCGGCTTAACCAGAGCGCGGGCAGCGGCCACGCTACCGACACGGAAAGCATCCGCTGGCAAAGACGGTACCTCAGTACGTGTGCCGTCCTTGTTGACCTGGACGGTCTGCCGCAGAGTGCGGCTGCTTTCGTAAATGTTGCCTTGTGGATCTGTATACTGTTCCCAATCTCGGCCCGTGGTGGGGGCTGCTGCACCCCGCCCAGTGACCATGGGCTTCAGCTCTGCGGGGTTGCCGGTATACTGATTACCCGTGGCGGTGTCAACCAGTCCAACCCCCGGCACGTTAGCAACCACCTTACCGTCAGGGGCAACAAGATTCTCAGTCTTACCCGTAGAAGCCGCCTTGGCGCGGGCAGCCTCAAGCGCATTCTTTATCTTCGTCGTCTGGTACTTGCTGGCGCTAACCATTCCGGGCAACACCTCAGGCGTAACTACCTGTAGGCTCTGTACCACCTGTTCATTGAACATGGGGGTGTTGGGCCCCGCCATGCGCCCCTGCATAGTAGTGACCAGCTTGGCGCGATTATCGTTAAACTTGGCAAGTGCACTCTCAGCCCCACCGGCCTCAAGGTCTGCCTCGTACTGGCGCTGCAACGCGTCTAGGAATGGCATTGCGCTCTCAATGCCTGCGCTGTAGGCGGACAATTCATCTTCACGCAAGCCTGAGATCTTCTTTTGCAGATCAATATCAGCAGTCTTTAGCTTCTGCGCCTGCTCGCCGAGACGGGTGAAGTACTCGGGGCTCACGCGGCCCCTAAGCTGCGTCAACGCACGCTCAATGCCCGGAGGGGTGAACAGATCACCACCAGAGCGGATATAGTTCTGTACAGCAGCACGGTCGTTCTGCGCAGACTGCTGAGTACGCATCTTGGTCTGCGTGTCAGCCATCGTGCCAGCGAGGGAGTACGCCTCTTCAATAGAGCCGGTGAGGTTAGTGGGGGTGAACTGTGCCTTCATAGGCACAGTAGCCGCACTCTGCATGACAGAAAAGTCTACAGCCATACCTCACCCCACCATGTCGTAGTCAACCATCAAGTACCCGGAGGGGCCGCGCTGCACGGCTTGCGGCTTGCGCTGTGCGAGCTCCTGTGCCATAACGCCCATGCGTGGTTCGTCATCATTAACCATGCGGTAGGTGTAGATTGTGTCCCCCTCAAAGGTCTTGCCTACAGGGCGAGCGTCCCGCTTGGCCCGCATATCTGACGTACCCATGCCTAGCGTAGGTACACCGCCGGACAGTATATCTGAACTGCCAAAGGTGCCCCCATACCCTGCGGGCGGAGTGTAGCCTCCCATCGCAGGACTAGATAGGTTGACGCCCTGCGTGGACAGTGAGTAATCAACACCACCACCGCCGCCGCCAAAAAGGCCCTGTAGCACGTTCATCTGCCCCAGTTGCTTGCCCAGGTTGGACACAGCACTGCCGTAAATGTTACCCTGCGCTACCTGACTGCCCGCCAGCGCACCGCCCGCAGCCAGCGCCGCATTTGAGGATACATCAGCTATCCGGCCCACCTCAGTCTGCCCAACCTGTGCGAGAGATTGGATAGGCTTCAAATTAGCCTCAAGTTGTGCGAGGTACTGGTTGAACGCTTGGTTCTGGTACTGAGCACCAACCTTCTGCCCGTAATCGGTCAACCCCGCCAGCGTGTTGGAAGTGAGCAGGCCACCCCTGCTAGCGGCAGATTGTTCAATGGCTTCCCTACCCGTAGCAAGAGCAGTCCGCATAGCGGGTGCGTTCATAGCATCGGCCATGCTGAACTGTGCTCTAAACTCACCACCGGGGGCGAGCCCCGTCTGCAGGCGCTGTAGGGCGGTCTTGCCAGCCTCAACCCAGGGGGCTCGCTCAGCGGCCTGTATTTCTGCGGCGCGTAGGGCAGCATCTGCTTGTGTTTGGGCAGCATTCTCCGCCCCACTGGCGGCCATGTCTGCCGCTATGAGACTACCGCCAACCGTGAGCACAGCAGCAAAGATGGGCATTTCAGTTCTCCACGATAAGTTGTGCGTCTACCTTGTCGGGATCAGTTTCATCCGTGTGGTGGATGCAGTACCACACGCTGTCCTTAATTGACGAGACAGAGTGGCTGAGCCCCGCTGGAACATTGATTACCGCTGGGGCGTGATACTCGCGCTTTCTTTCCCCAAGCTGTACCAGCACGTGCCCACTTGCAAGAATAGACATGTGGTCATGTGTGTGACGATGCTGAATAAGCATGCGCCCAGCGGGAATGAAAATCTCCTTGGCATACACGCCACTGGAGAAATGATGCGTTATCTCGCAACCAAGTTGCTCAGGGCAGTGCAGTTCCATACCTGTGCAGTGTACCGCGTGGCGGGCACAGTCCGCAACTATGAAACTTCGCGCCCGCTTGCGCGGATGTTGATGGCGCTTGCCGTGCCGGCGATTGTAGAGATGAACCCGCTAGGCGCAAGCATTTGACCGACGATCTCAGGGAACGTGTACGTCTCCCCCGCTTGGATCGTCTTAGTCTTAACGATCAGGTTCTGGTTGCCAGCAGTGTCCGCGCCGGTCACCAAGTTCACGCTGATCGTCGCAGCCGAGGCGCTGTAGTTCGTCGCGGTGAACTTGTCGATGATAGTAGTTACACCCAGCGCGACGTACTGCGTGGTCTGCGTGTTCTCGGCGGTCTTGGCCGGGACAAGAACTTTGACGGTGACTGTCATGTCGCCTCCTTACGGGAAACACTCTACGTTGCAAACGACGGACGAGTTGCCCGTGACGACGTTGATGGTGAAGCCGTCAATATCATATGACGTCATGTTTGCAACCGCCAATGCCGTACCTGCGCTGTCTTTGATGTTAATGACGCCCGTATCGCCGCCGCCGCGCCGGCCAGAAGCATCTACGCTTGAATAGATTACCGTGCCCGACGTGCCGTCATGCGTACCCACAGACGTAAACGCCTGCGTAGTTGACGTAAGCACCGCAGTAATTCGCAAAGCGCGGGGGCGAAAACCGACGCCGGTAATGGATTGAGCCCCGGCCCCGGCGTTAAGGGTAAATTGGATGTATCGAAAGGGCGGCAACAGCGCGCCGTTGCGGTCATAGTTGTTCAGCGTGTAGCAACCCGTGCCAAACCGCGCCGCTGTCAGGTTGTAGTAGGTAGCGGTCTTCTGCTCGTTGAAGTCGTTGTTGTAGATGGCGACGTTGGTGCACGCCGCGCCGCTGCCACCAAAGCCAATCGCCGCGTACTGCGTCTTAGTGCCTTGACGGTCGCCAATGCGGTTGCCGTGGATCTGGATGTGATCGGGCTGATTCGGCGACGACGCGGTGCCAATGATAGTGATGCCATTCGGGAACGGGTAGTACGCTGTGTCTTGCCCGTTGTTAAAAATCATGTTGTCGGCAATTGTGACGTTCTGAACGTCCGAAAGGGCGATGCCTTCCGCACCGCACGAATCAATAGTGTTGCCCGTGATGATGGAATACGGCGAACCCAACTCTATACCTGACGCAGAGATGTTTGATCGGGTAGCGCCGGTAATCGTGTTGTTCTCGATGCGAAGGTACGAGCCAGTGTCGTTGCAAAAAAGCGTGGACTCACCGTTGTCAACGCAGTTGTTGTTGGTGAACGAGCCTCTGGTCGGCATGAAGTACGCGGCAGACCAGTTGTTATCGCGGAAGTAATTGTTCTCTACGCGCGCGTCGTAGGGCGTACCCAGCACCGAGGTTGCGATCCAGAGCGCGGGCGCGCTGGTCGTAGACGGGATGGGCCGTCCGTTGTTGGTGAAGTAGCACTCCGTCACCACCATGTTGCTGTTGGCCGTCATAGCCAACGCAATGTATGTGTGGTTCTGGAAACTGCAGTTGGAGAACGTGACGTTCTGCACCTTGGCAACGGCGACAAGTTCGCCCGTGCGAGTGGAGTTGTTGTTGCCATCAAACGTCAGCCCGTAGAACTCCAAGTCGGTGTCGTAGTAGACATTGACCGTACCTGAGATGATTTCGTTGCGGATCGCGGTCGTGCCTGCTCCGAACCCGGAGGTCAGCTTGATGATCGACTTGTTCATCCCCTCGCCGATCAGCGTCGTCTTGGTCTTGACAAGCAGCGTGGTAGAGATGCGGTAGGTGCCCGCGGGGAAGTAGACGCTGCGCCCGGTGCCGGCGTTCAGCGCGTTCTGGATCGCCGTGGTGTCGTCGGTAGACCCGTCGCCCGTGGCGCCAAAGTCCTTGACCGACAGCGTTTGACGCAAGCGCGTCTGCACGGTTGTCGCAACCGCGCCCGTGCCGGACTGAATAAAGCCGATCAGATTCGATCCACCTGACGCCGCCAGCGTGGTCAGCACCGAAATGGCGTTGATGTTGTCCACCGTCCAGATGTCTACGTCGGTGGCAGACGTCAGCCTGAGCTTGTACGATGCGTCGCCCAGCCACACAGACGCCTCGCCGCGACTGTCAAGAATGACGGGGTTGGCGTTGGCCGTTGCGCCCCCCGCGTCGGTGTAGGTGGCCAGCGGCGTGGTCGTGCCAGCCGCGTAGGAGTACAGTTTGCCGCCCACCAAAGGGTTGCCGTTGGCGTCAAAAAACTGTAGTTTCGGTGCTGGAGAGAGAGTGGCCATTTGTTACCTCTGAACAAGAGTCATGGTAGGAGCCGCCACGTAGGTAGCGCGCAACCGATCGTTTGGCGAAAGCGTGAACATCCCATAGAAACTGCCGGTGCTGAAAAATGTAGCGCCGTCACGGGAAAACTCCAACAGACTGACGCCCCCGCCACTGACAATAACGTCTACTGTATACCCAGTCTGGTTGATGTAGGTGAATGGCGAGCCAGACGGAGTAATACCCGTGGGGGGCGTTGTGTAGTTAGAAGTCTGTACAGGAACAACCGGCGGCTGCGTGCCGATGTCTAGGTCCGCTCGCAAATTGCTGATGATAGCCAAGTAGTCAATGGATGGAAGCAGAGCGAACGACTGCGCAACAGTGCGTAGCCCTGCCTCCAACGAAGCCAGCGCAGACGCAACATTGGGGTCTGCGGTAAACGCCTTTTCATCGGCCACTACACGACGCAGTTGATCAAACCACGCAAGCCATGCAGTAGTCAACCCACCCTGTGGGGTGGCTATAGGAATCTGTAGCGGGGGTGGGCTAATCATCTCCACCCTCGATGTCTACACTACCAGAAGCCAGCACAAACTTGACGGGATCTGTAAGTGTCATCTCTACAACAAAGTCCCGTGCCGAGCCCAGCCTGCGCAAAATCACACGAGCACTGAACTCACCCAGCTTGCCGAGCGGCACCCAACGCTCATTTCCAAAAGTGTGACCTCCGTCTCTAGAAATGCGCAGCATTACTTGCGGGTCAACGCCCGGTGTAGGTTCCGCACCACTGAGGCCAACGCCAGTCTCAAAATCAAGGAAAAGTTCAGAGATTGTAAACTCGTTCCCCTGATTACGAACGTGGCGTGTGACAACCTGCCGTTTAATGGGGGTGCCGTTGTCGGTGCATGTGCCTGTGTTCAGCTCGTAGATACGGCCCGTTACTTCATCTGTGACGTAGTTGCGCCCATTAAACGTCACCCCGTACTGCGCAAAGTGGCGTGCTGTCTCTGCAATGCCAGTCTGTGCCTCGTGCCAAATGGCAGTTTTCGTGTCGTAGGCAAATGACCTATTCTCTGTGGGAAATGTGATCTGGTAAATCGGGTGCCCGTACACACTATATGTGAATGCTACTGCATCGTCAACGCGGCTGAACGATGAAAACAGCGTGTTGAGATCAGAGTCGCTAATCTCCTCAGGTATAAAACCATTCAACCGAATTACTGCGATGCCTCCGTCCGGGGAATAGCCGAGGAAGACATACGTGTTGCTCACTTCAACAGCAGAAAGAGTGGCAGCTAACCCCCAGCTCTGCGTAGCGCCGTTGATGCGTTGATACGGCAGGGGCACGGTACCTACGTCCTGCCAAAACTCAATAGACTGCTGGCCCCACAACACCAGCGCACCGTTCAAGTTGCCCACGCGCACCAGCAGGTCACTACTATTTTCCTTGGTGCCGGTGATGGGTAGCGAGCCGAGGTAGGTCCAGTTTAGTCCATCTAATAGCGCACTGACGTAAAACTCCCGTGTACCGGGCTTGTTAACGACAAAACGCCCATTGAGGAAAATAACAGAAGATGCCTCAGTGGGGAAGAACGCGGACGTAATGGTGGTGAGTGTAGCAGACCCCACCCCGTAGACGTAACCTGTGCTGCCTGTGACAATTATTATCTGGATGCTGTTGTCTGCAAGCTCAACGTGCCCGCTACCAGAAATTCCACTGGCTAAGGTCGTGTACACGCCTGCTGTGGATACTGAGTACAGCGTATCGCCCGCCACCACGTACATGGTGGTGCCAATTACGTGCCACCCCCGCACGGAGGACTTGGGCAGCGTAGTCCATACCGTACTACCGGGCGTGCCCAGCAGCACCACAGCGGAGCGGTCTTGGTCTTTGCGGATATCGTAAAGACAGTTAACCCGCCGCTGGCGGGTTACGATGTCCGATATTGCGCGGATACCAGTACCGAACAGTGGTATGGTACGCACGTTAATCTTCCCCAGGCTGGAAGTACATTGTGGAACGCTCTGCGTCGCCCTGCCTAGCAATTAACAGCGCAGTATTCTTCAGCGCCTCCATCTTTGGAGACCACTGAGCCTTGAACATGGGGGCAATCTGCTCACTAAGGCCCCAGCACAGCGCCAAGTACCACTCTTGCGGGTAGTATGGATTATCCGCGTTTACAGTCATGTCTTGAATGGGTTCTTGGTACGTGATAACGATGTGGCTGCGGGTGTCTCCAGCACTGCCAACATCCGTGTACACTCTAGAAGTGCCAAGCCCACGCTCAAAGTAGATAGCGGTTGGGTCGCCCGAGTACAAGGGGTCTGCCTTGTTGGGCAGATAGTCATAGTCTTGAACAGTTAGGATGTCTAGCGGGCTATCGGTGTTGTTGATGTCGCGCAGGATGGCGGTCTCAATATCTTTTGGATTTTGAGCCGCCACACTGTAGAAAAACACCGGATTGCCGCTGGCCGCGCTGCTGGAAAGCGGAACAGTCAAGTTGACAGTGCTACTTACCACGCTACTGACACCGGAGTAATGTAGCGCACCGTTGTCCAGGTATATGGCTACCGTGCTTGTTGTGGAAATGCCCGTGGCACTGTCAACAACAATTGCCGTAGCGGCTGCGATAGCCGACGCAGTGGTTGTGGTACTGTTGAGATCATTGGTCCACCCCTGCGCACTGGGACCGATGGTATACGTGCCCGTACTGTTGCTGAGCAGCAGATGTCCCCGCTTGCGTGTCCATACCTTGAGTCCTGGGGCAAAGTCAGTTTTCCCCATCCACTGCTTGCACAGCATGTTTAGCATGAACGTGCAGTCTTGCATTTCGTCCGCTGTGGGCTGCTCAACAGGGTCCAGCTTGCCGATATTCAGCATGGCTTGCCGTACGATGTCGTACTTCGTGACGCCGAATGAGTAGGTGCCGCTAGTCGCCATAGGAAGTTACGCTGCTTTCTGTCGTGCGGACTCACAGCCGCGCAGTGCATTGTACACCGCACCCCAGGCTTGACCAATGGTGATATCTTTTTGACACTGTGCAGTGCCACTCTCGTCGTCACGAGTGCATGCGTTCCAGTTGTAGTGTAGTAGGTGGCATGCCGGAGCCGCATTGCTGCCCCTGCCCGCGCACGTAGTATTCTCGCTCCAGAGGGGGATGGTGTTGACCCAGTCACGGGTCAGGTTCTCGTGCGTGCTGTGTGACAAGAATACCACCTTAGCCATGGGTTCGCAAGCCATGGCGTTCATAGCTCCTGTCTCAGGACCAATGATTACATCTGCTTCAAGACAGAAGCTCAACGTCTCACGGATAGACCAGACTCCAGATTTTTTGAGGATGCGCGGTTCGTTCTCCCAACCAGCCTCCAGCAATACACAGTCAGGTCCCCCGGTGAGCACCACGCGTGCGGTGGGGAACTCTACAAGAATACTAGCCAGCACGTTGTCTAGGCCAGCCCAGGTCTTGTGTACACTGCTCCCCGCTAGTGACCACACCACCACCGGCCCCTCACCCAGCTTGGCATGTTCTCGCTTGGCCCACTTAACTTCATCAGCTGTGGGGTAGAACTTACTCTTAAAGAAGTACGGAATTTCTGCAATAGCATGCTGAAATTCTACGTAGTTTCTGTTCATCAAGCTATGGCGAACTTGGGGCGGGTACAGTGCCACCGTGCGGCCCTGCATGCCCAGCAGCGTACCCTCCACCGACTCACTAAGGTTCACCCACTTGTCAAACTTCTTTTTCTGCCAGTTCCAGAAGTCCATCAGGTTGCCGTTGGGCACTTGGTCCTTGTCGAAGAGCACCAAGTTGTCAATGTTGGGGTCGTGTAGTACGACGTCAGCCCCTGGCAAACTAGAGAACAGCGTGACGTGATAGCCCTGCGCCCTGAGCCCAGCCCACACGCTGCTAGCCTGCATAAGATCGCCAAAAGCGCCGTAGCGCACCACACAAGCAGTCTTTACGGGCTTGTCGTTCTTGTAGCTGAATCTGTGCGTGTATTTGTTGCTCACCACTTCACCTTATCTGCCCAATATGCTGGAGACTCTTTACCCTTGGCAATGTTCTTAGCGTGCCGCGCCTTGAATGACTCACGGCGCTTGCGCTCGGCTTCAGACTCACCCTCTTTCCTTGGGCTACCGCTAACGCCCTGTTGCCCAAAGCGAACTACCTTCTCTTTGCCGTCCCAACACGCTTTTACCACGTGGCTCTTGGTGGGGTGCCCCGGCGTGCGTTGAGGCTTATTGCACGCCATGTCGGCTTTTTTAGTAGCCACTCTTCTTCTTCCTCATCACATCAAGCGTCTGAGCAAGGCGGGCACGCTGGCCCATCTTTCCTGGCTTCTTAGCTGCGGCAGCCAGTTCCTCTTGAGGAATGTTCTCACCACGCTTGATACCAAGCGACTTGCGCAAAGCACCAGGGCGCTCAATGGCCTCACCAATCCAATACTGCTGCTTAGGCACGTTTCTTCTCCTTTGCTGCATTCATGTTGTCGACAAGATTGGGGTAGGGCCTGCCCGCCGCCTTGGCCGTGCGCTTGGCCTTAGACCTTTGCTCCGCACTCAGGGGCTTGGATGGACCAAGGTCTTTGCGGCGGGGTACTTCCCACACAGGCTTTTCAGACTTTTTCATAGCTTCTTGAATATGAAAAGTAGACTGTACTCGTCGTCTTCATTGCGTTTTTGGAAGTCCACCAAGTCCCACGAACCAACAAGGCGCATGGCGTCAACCACACGGTCGTAGTTCACGTTCCACTTGTGGTCGGGGTTGGCACCTGGGTCTCCAACTTTGGGATACTCGTCCTCATCGGGCAGGTACAGAATCAGGTATCCGCCCTGCTTGATCACGCGGAACCACTCCTTGAGTGCTGCTGCATAGTCTGTAATGTGCTCCAGCGTGTGGCTGCTGTACGCAAAGTCCATGCTTTGGCTTGCAAACATGTCCAGCTTGGTAGCGTCCTCGCACATAATGTCTGGCCTAACACTAAAGCCAAACTGTGCGTGGTGCATATTGTCCACACTAATAGCGTGGGGCAGCACCTTGAAGTCGCCCGCACCAATGTCCAGGCCACGGCCCCGCAGGTAGGGGGTAACTTCCCACACCACCTTCTTTGACTCCGCCTTGTACGGCGCACTGGCAGACCACACCATAATTACAGAGCTCCAACTTCCTCAGGCAACTTCCACATAGTTGCCTTGTTGTACGAGAATTTTACCACCCCCAGCAAGGCAGCAGCCTTGCTGACGGAATCCCAGGACTGGTTGTTTTCCTCTGCAACCTTGTACACCGCAGACTTTGATAGGGGACCACTCTTCAAAATGTTGAGCAAAAAGAGCCGCCCACTGTCTACTTGATCCGTCTCAATCACTAGGTCGGGCTGAACAGGAGCAGCCTTCGGCGCATCGATAAGCTCTCCACGGACATTGAACAGTAGCCCGTTTTGTTCAAACTTGGCTACCTTATGTCCAACGATAGTGCCAAAAGGTTTGGTCCTGTCCAATTTCACTTTACATCCTCGACATCATGTTGTTACGGGGAACAAGGTACTCCGGCTGTCCAAAGTCAATGTCCACCACCACGCCCTCCATACCATTCATACGGAGCTTGCGGTAGCCCATGTCCATCTCTGTGACGGTACCGGGCTGTTCAAACATGCAGTCAGGTGGCGCTTGATATGCGTACTGCGCAGTGTTGGTGGGGACGCGGCGGGCGCTGGCAACATCTGCCCAGGCCTCACCTCCGTCAGCGCGGCCAGAAACCGTGAGCTGATTGTTTTTCTCTTGAAGGAACATCATTTGTTGAATCTCCATGGGAATAAAGGGGGCACGCAGCCCCCTTTATAGTCTAACGCACTGAATGCTTAGTACCCATCACCAGGGTACGAAACATCAACCAGCTTGACCATCTTCATGTCTCGGATGTCAGCCATCGGCTGGTTCGAGATGTCATAGCCCGGAGGCATGACATTGAACTTGGTCATGTCGCCGTCTTGAGTACCCTTCTTGTCGATGTACCCAGAGGTCTGGAACCCAGACATTTCTTTTTCCATTGCCACGGCTGTTCTCCTTAGTAATTGAACTCAGCGCCCGGAACCACTTGCAGTTCCACGCCCACGCCGTAGACGGCGGTGGCGTCGGTGCCCTTGGCGATTCCAAGAACGTCACCACGCGCCAGGGTAAACGTGCTGAGCACGTTGGTGGCCGTCAAGATACCAGAGCCGATGGTAGTCAGCACTTGCGTGGTGGTGGCGGTGCCCGAGTAGCGGAAGGCAGTGACCACATCGTTGCTGGTGCCAGCCGTGGTTGCTTTGATGGTGATGGACCGCACGATGGTGTCGGTAAACGCGGCGAACTTTGCAGTCGCAGCGCTAGCGCCCGTCATGTTGAAGCCCAGCGGCAGCACTGCCTGATAAGGCGGTGCGTCATAGGACATGCTTCTCAATGCCATGATTCAGTTCCTCCTAATTAGGCCTGCGAGTCCCACTTCACAATGCGAGCATTGGAAGCCAGGGTGTGAACGATGCCAAAGCCGCCCAGGTAGTACCAAGCGACGCCCTTGCTGCGACCATAGTCGCTGGGGATCTTACCCCGCATCTCTTCCGGAACAGCGATAGCCTCGGCCACCGTATCGTTACCGAAGAAGAAGATCCAGTCACTATCGCCGCCAGTCCAAGGCGTACCCGTCAAACCGTCAATGCTGTTGCCCTTGACGATGTTGGTCTGCTCGACATAGCGAACGTTCTCGTAGCGGCCGATCTCGCCGTTCATGATCAGTTTGAAGCCAGTCTCACTGTACTGGTGGATGGTCTCCAAATTGTTCTTGAACGTGCGCAGCGTGGTGGGCCAAGCCAGAGCGTAGTAGTCGTCGCCAATGTAGGCGGGAATATTGCGCTCCTTCATCGTGTCAACGATAGCCTTGGCGTGGCTGTTGTTGAACGCGATTTGGTTGGTCCCAGTCACCGTACCGTTGGTGAACAGGCTGATGGCGGCGGTGTCCGTGCCTCCGGTGGGCAATGCCCGCAGCGGCGTAGAGTTGAACTGCTGCCATGCCAGTCGATCGAAAGACTTGACTGCGTCGTTCTTCAGCACCTTCTGAATCAGCTCCATCACCGGGAACTTGGACAGGTTGTCCAACTTGCCAGAGTACGGAACACTGTTGCCAGCTTCACTCAGCGTCAGGGTGCCCTGCGTAATCGTGAAGTTGGTTTCGGGCATCGTGTTCGTTTCTTGAATGATGCCACCTGCGGTGGCAACGTCCGAGAAAACATCCCACGTAAAGATGTCACCCTTCTTCTTGCCCTGTTGGCTGGCATCGCGCACATCAGCGAACTGACGGAACTTCACCAGCGGTTGCACTGCCATGCGCAGTACGTTGCTCAATTGACGGCTGTACATGAAGCCGCCAAGAGAGTTTACTGCCCAAACTTGTCCGGACATGATAATCTCCTTAACTTCTCATCCATTGAGGTCCGCCGCGCCGTTGTGCCATTGAGGCAATAACGGATGCGGGGGAATCGTCCACATCATCTTCCTCAACCTTTGCCGGTTTCGCCTTCGCCGAAGCAGGGGCGGGAACCTTGGGAGCCGAGGCCTTACGCGCCACCTTATCTTCAATCACCGTTTCTTGCTTGGGAGCAGGTGCCAGTGACTGTTTCCAGTTGCGGATCTCCTCACCAATCGAGGAATACCTTTCCCAGTACGCACGCTGATCACCATCTTTCAGAAGTTGTGCGTCCCGGTCAAGGGCAATCTTCTTCAGAATAGGGTCAGACCAAACGTCGGTATACTCGGAACTGAATTTTTCGATGGCTTGGTTAAATGCAAGGCGTTCGTCGATAGTGCGGGAGACGTCGTCCCTACTGAGGGATGGACGAGCACTCGTCTGTTCGCGCAGCTTACGCAACGCGACAGTGGCCTCTTCTTCTGTGCCCACTTGTATAGCGCGGACAAGCGCTCGATCTTCTTCGTCTTGACGACGACGAATTTCAGCTTCGTCAACCTCAGGCCGAGCGATTTGCTCCAGCTTGCGGCGGGCTTCTGCTGCTTGACGGAGGTAGTCGTCAGCAGCTTCAATCTTTTGTGCGCGCTCGATCAACTCAGCTTCAGTCAACTCGAGCTCTTTGCCATTGACCTTGATACGATAACGCTTGGGCTCCGCGCTGGTGGAGGTAGCTGCCTCATCACCAGTAGACTGCTCATCTGAGACCGTAGTGTCGTCTGTCTCAGCTTGCTCGGCGGCTACAGTGTACGGCTCAGTGGAGCCATCGTCATTGACGTTGGCGAACTCATCAGCGCGTCCAGCATCCGTCTGATCGGCAATAGCGTTCAGGCGAGCGACACGATCATCATTAGATGACCCAATGACGCCTTGCTCGTCATTGGACTGATTGACTTCGTCTTCATTCATCTGACTCTTCTCCTTCTAAAAGCTCAAGCGCCTTGAGTCCGTCCAACACAGCTTGTGAAAGCCACTGCTCAAACATTTCAGCCACGCGGGCTTCGTTCTGAGCCTTCATCACTGCGCGAGTGTCGGTTGGGTCTACAGACTTTAGGCTTTGGATGGCCTCACTATAACACTCCTGCGCACGGTTGCGCAAGTACTGCCCCACACCAGAGCCCCAAAAAAGCTCAACTTCTTTGCCAAATCCAGCTCGTTCCAACAACTCTTGATTATCCACACACTACCTCACGAAAGCAGACGGACACCGCCACCCCCTAGGGCAGCAAACACGAGCTCAGCTTCCTGTTGCTGGAGCTCAGTGTAGGCAATAAGAAATTCTTGATCTTCCTCTATAATTACCTTGAGTTCGGCAGCGGACTGTTGCAGGGCTTGATAATTTTCATCTGCAATGCGCCTCTGCTGAATATCTAGCTCTAGCTTGGCAATGTCTCGCTGGAGGCTCCTAAGCTGATCAAATTCTCCACGGTAGGTGGTGAGCTTACGCACCACGCGTTGCGCCTGGGGTTCTGCAGATGCAGAGAGAGCGGCCACCACCTGCCTGATCTCGGGGGTGGTGTCATCACCACGCAGCAAGCTCTCCAGCCTAGCACGTTCTTGAACTCTCCACGCTTCCCACTCTAAACGCTTGCGTCTGTGTCGCAGCGCCGTACCACCTCCACCACCCTGCAGAATGGGTGGAGGTGGGGGTGCAGCGGCCCCCCAAGAGCTACCCCAGGACTTGCCCCACGACAGGCCCCAAGCCGAAGCCACCTACACTGGCCCCCAGGGGTTAACCTCGGTGCCCTCGCCCGCAACCACGTAGTCGTTGACCTTGCGGATATCGGAGTGGATGGGCGTAGTCTGCGCAGCAGTCAGCACAGCCTGAGCTATCTGATTGGCTGTGGGGTCCAAACTTGCAGTGAGCGTGCGGCTCACATAGGTCCACACAGCTTGCGCAAGCGTATCGTAGTCTATCCCGCCTGACGAAGCAAGGTTCAACTTGTTGCCCATCGTTCCTGGATCGTTGAAGTCTGCGGCAATCGTTTCCCATACAGCCGCCGCTAAATTTTGCGGGCTGAGTTCGGTGAATGGTGTGATGTCGCCGCTCAAATTTCCCGTGGCCCTGACCGTGGCACTGTTTGAGAACTGCACCAGCGCAGCGCCGATAGCATCAACGATGGCGCCGAGCGTGGCGTTGTTGACCGTGAACGAGAAGGACGTGCTGCCAGATGC